TGAACCCGAACATCTTTATGTGAAGCCAGTTCTTTAAAGCCTTCATCGGTTTTAGCAAATGCCCATGCCGTCTTAGCTGTTCTTAAAGATGTTTTAGTTGGCGGGTCAACATTCAGAGACTTAAGTATCTCAGCAAACCTATCGTTTGACATAAGCGTGTCTTTGTCAGCCATGCACGCTTCAAGTAGTTTTTCTTTACGTTCCTTAGTATCCTCTAGGTGTTGCTCAAGTAAGGGTAGGTTTAAATTAAGTACTGGGTCTGTAAACATCTTTATAGTTACGTCAATGACCTTAAGTTCTTTCTCAGGAAAGCCCTCATCCAGTAGGCGATGGAATAGCGCCCAAGTAAGTTCAACGTCATTGATACAGTATTTACCATACTGCTCTAGGTCTGCCGTCTCAAAGTCTAATCGTTTCTTTCCTAGGGCATCCAGTACTTCTGTACCCTTCCGACCCAAGTTATACCGTTCAACCAAAGCTGAAAGACTGCCACCTGCATCCACTCCATGAAGCGCCCTAGCCATGCACAGAGTATCGAAAACCGCTTTAGGCTTAATGCCAAAATTCCAGCTAAGAATAGCCCCATCAAAAGAGGCATTGTGAGCAAGCAAAGCAGAGTTAGCCCAATCGTATGTATGCAGAAAATCACTAACTTCTCCATGCGTTCCTGTGAACCATGTTGTTTCATCTTTGTTTTCCTTGACTGCGACCCCAATGACCTCAAACCTATCATCACGGATATATTCTTCGGTAGTGGCTTTTGTGAGTGAGAAGTCTTTGGCATAGTATGTTTCAAAATCTAGTGTAATTATGTTCATGAATAGTTAAATAGTTTTCCGAATAGGGTTTGGTGCTTCTTTACTGTGGATTTTTTGTTTATTAGTGGGTCAGTTGTTATTGTTACATTTTGTAAAGTGTTTGGGTGTAGCGCACTATTTAATGTAACTCCTTGGGTCGCTCCAGCCAAACCCGTACCTTGTGTTCGGGTTGTATACCAAGGCTTTCCCAAGCTATCATCCTCCGGCGCAAGCAGTTCTTTCATTACTTCTCGAGTAAAGTTTTCTTGTTTAATTTTGGATATACCTTCTTTAAGAGCAGTGGCATCTTCTGCATTTAAATGTTCAATGTGTTCAGCTACCAACTGCCCCCACTTACTACCCATAGCATAACCATTAACAATAAACTCCTCGGGGTTAGTCTTCATACGTTCTAACAATATCTTTACGCCCTCATTCATAGCTTCTCCAATTTGTCAGCAATCTTACTAAACTTCTCGCCAAGATGCACGTATTTAGTTCGCCCATCTTCTTTGCTTTCTTCGAGCCTTAGAATCTTTGCTGGTACTAACTTGTGTTTAATCCGATTATGGACTGTAGCGGGGGATGCTATATCTAAACACTCAGTTACTAGATTTCCAACAGTAGTCCATTGACCTACCTTTATTAGGTGAATAATCATTATGTCTAAAGAATCTATCCCAATAGCGTTCATAGTAACTATTGCTTTACCTAATGTATCAAACTTCATCTCTTCTTCCTATACTTAATTGGTTTCGTATATGCCTCATATACTTCTATCTTGCCTTCTTCTAGTAACTCGTATAGGTATATTCTCACCATCTCATACCTTACTTCCATATACTTAGCAACTTCTTTTATAGTTCGTGGATTACCTTCTAGATGGCGCATCACCTCCGCCCAACGAAAGTTTCTATTGCGCTTCATCACACCGTTCTACTAAAGCCGCATACCCACAAATGTCTACTAAGTTATCTCTATGAGTCGGGTCGTTGGCAAACCTAGCTACCTTAACAAGCATCATCAAAGCGGCAACATCTTTTGCATTTAACTCAGGGTCGTCAGCTGACATGGCATTTAAGTATGCGTTCCACATTACAGCTATGGTTTTTAAATTCTTAGCTGGATGCCCATAAGTCTTTTCCCTATCACCATAGATAATGGCATGGGCTTCTTTTAATACAGTCATTTCACTCATTAACATCTCCCATCTATATCAATTTCTTTTTTTGCTAACTTTTTGCGTAGTTTGATTCCATCTCTAGCGTTCTTTTCTTGTTTAATATATCTTTCTAGAATCCGTAACAATCCTTCTTGTACCAAGACTTCTAGCATCTCTTTATCAAACCGAACAATAGCATCGGCAGAACCATCTTTGTTTTCTTTAGTTACTGTCAACCCTAAGTCCATTACTTACCCTCCCAATACTTACGTTCTGCTTCAATTTCTTTCTCTAACCTTTCCCTTGCTTTGCCGATCTCTCGCACACCATATAAGCACAAGACTAAGCCCCACACAAACCACCATCCCCATCCTGCATCTCCGTGATATAAAAAGAAAGCCGTTAGTATTGCTAGCATTTCACTTTGCATTGTCTTCTCCTGTATCCACCATACCCATAAAAGGGATGGGTTCTATATGAGGTTGAGGTTTAGCCACCTTCATTCCAAAGATAGCTTCAAAGTTCTTATCAAATACTTCCATTGGTACACCTAAAGGTCGAGGAGCATCCCCCTTGCCACCATCACTCATTCTCATCCTCCACTACTGGGGTTATAGCTGTATCGCTTAGGGGTTTAGTTTGCTCAAACATAAATGTAAGGTTATCAAGGTATTCTTTTTGCGCTAGCCCTAGACTATGAGCAATAGACGTTGACATAATAGATACCGCATTGAGGGCATCCAATACACCGCATCCCGCTTGGTTTAACGCATGGTCTAACACTTCAATTAATTGACGTGTCTTTTCTTGTTGGTCTTGCATTTTTATTCCTTAAATGAAGTTAATAAATCAAAATAAATTCCAGCTTCTCTTGGTATATCGCTTGTCTTTAACTGCTCTAACATACTTTTAAACATAGGTATGCCACCTTCATCAATCAATACAGAAAACCCGCCTACCGTCATGATCTCCGTTAGATTCTTTTCTTGTAATGCTGTGGGTTTATTGCCATTAGCCTTGCACTCAATGCCGATGAATTTACCACGTAAGCAAGCCACAATGTCAGGCACACCTGACTTACCATAACCGCCAGTAGCGGGCATAAAATAATAAGCACCGTGTTCCTCCAATATCTTTTTAATTTTGTCTTTAACCTTCTTCTCAGGTGTTGTCATAGCCTTACTCCCTTATGGAAAGCATCTTGCCAATGTTTAACTTCTTTTTCCAATGCCTCAATACGCTTTCTCTGCTCTGCATGGCGTAGTTCGTACTTGATTAGTTTTTCTTGTTGTTTATGGAGTATTTCTTCATACTTACTTGTTATCCTTTCAATTTCTACCTCTTGCTGGCGGAGCATGGTGGTTATTTCTTCTCTAGTTACCAGCTTGTACCAACTGTCAACTTCTAATAGGTCGGCTAGTTCATTTGCGTTCATTTCTCTTGTTCCTTCATTGCTTTTGCAAACATTTCTTTCCAGTATTCTATTTCTTCTTGTTGCTGGCGTAGCATGGTGGCGGCTTTAATTACTCTAATTGCTATAGTTGCATGATCTTCAGCACGTTTAGCCCCTGTTTCTAATTCACCAGCTAACTCATTTGCGTTCATATCAACACACAATAGGTTTAAAGATTCCATCAACGGCAGTATCCCAACAACATAAACCACCCCTACCATCAGGCTCACACTTAACTACGGCATGGGCATTTAACAACACAACGGCTAACCCAATTCCTATAAATATCTTTCTCATTTAGTAGTCCTCTTTCTTGGTTTAACTGCTACGATTCCTTCTTCTACTTCGGGTTCTTGGGTTCGGGCTTTGAGCATAGCGTCTGCTATCGTGTATGCCCTTTCTGCTAGTGTTGCTTCGGGGTGATTATCTTTATAAGCCATTACTAACCCCACCATACCAAACATAGCAAAGCAATCTCTTAAATCATTCTCGTTCATCTTCCAATACCTTTTTTAAATTCATCCCACATATGAGGGGTCATATCTACATAGTAGGTTGTGTCCCATAGTTTTCTACCTACCCCAGTAATCTCACCCTTCTTACCAGCTACATCAAGCAAGGCTATCTTCTCTAATACTTCTTTAGGTAATTGTTCTCGCTGACATTCGATAATTTTAGGATCACTAAAGTTTCTACCACCGCCTATGGATACACGATTGACGCCCTTGAACTCCACCCTAATAGTGGATGGTTGGTGATGGAACTTTTCAAACAGTTCTGTTATGGCTTTATTAAAGCCGTCAGGGTCACGCACTCTTTCTCCTTATTTTTAGGATTTATATAGTTATTGTATCGGTTTATTTTGAGTTTGTCAAACCAAAAGGAAGTAGGTGTTTTCCCCACTACGGTATCCTACCTCGGGTAATAGCTCGTCTTTACCAACAAGTTTTAGAAGAGCGATACCAGTTCTGGTATTGTCAGGTAGCGCCTCAACTGCGCCAAACTCTTTAGCTTCTAAGGCACGACCATCGGGAATGTATACGGCTTTATCGGGGCGCACTATTACTGTATCGAACTTAGCCCTTACTGCTATCTTGCGTTGGAACTCTTCGTAGGCTTCCATTCCGGCTGCCGCATTTTTAAACTCCTGAGTTTTGAATTGAATTCCCATGCCTACAAGGTACTTAATCTCTTCGTATATCTTCTCGTACCCCACACTAGAAAAAGGGTGTATGGCTTTTTGGTCTTTTCTTGCCCAGCCTTCATGTGCTTGTTCTGCATGGCGTCTGCCCTTATTACTAATCTCGTGCCACTCAAATGGGGATATAGTTTCCACCGCAATCTTTAAGGCTTTCTTCATGTCTTTAGAGCGACGAGATGCGTGCTCGTTACCCCAATGCCCAAACCGATCATTCTGAATCCTGCGAGATGTAACCTTATATTCTTTCTCGCTACGGCTACCATATGTCCACTCGACTGTGCCTACATGATCTATTGAAGAGTCACCAAGGAAGCGGGTATCCTCAAACCTTAACTGCCAAAACTCAGGTCGGGTTGGATTTTGAATTGCCGATACTGTCAGACAGTATTGTAGTTTTGCGTGCTTTAACTCTATTGCATTTAAGAATTGAGCAACAGGCTCGCTTAGTTGTGTCTTATCTATGTTGTTTAGTTGTAGCATTTTATTCCTCCACTTTCTTTAGGTTTTCTAGCTTTACCCCTGTATCTATTGATCTAATCATATAGGGATACTCTAGTTCATAGTTATCGTCGTTATACCATTCTTCTTCTGTATCGTCTGCTTCCTCTCCAAGCCTAACGAACTTAGCCTTAAACTTATCATCAAACTCCTCAGCCATGTTTATTAAGTCATTAAACCCCGAAACCGAATCCTCATACCACTTCCAATGATTGTGATAGAAATGCACATACCCATACGGCTCTTCTTCTTCGGGTGTGGCATTAGGTAGTTCTTCAACATACATATAAAGTAAGAAGTCTTTAAACGCATCTCTACCATCTACTCGCATCAGTGCAACAAACTCCTCGGGGTCTTTAGTAAACTCAATACAAAACCCTACTTCGCTTCGATATCCCATTTCACCCCCTAAAATCAAAAAATAAAGTTATAGGTAAAAATGTCCACACATACCCAAACAATAAGTGCCAGCATCCAACGCAAGTTTTATCATCGTTTAAATACTTCTCAAGTAAATGACCAATAGCCATAATCCCAACAAACATATAAACAATATATCCAACCACAAATAAAGTAATCATCCCTCTCTCCTTAAAACATATTTAGAATTTCATCTACCTTAGACTTAACCGAACTACGGATAGCTTCGGACTCTTTGATATGTGATGGCTCTACACCCGCCAAAGCCTTCTCTAACTTCTGACGCATAGCTTCTAACTTAGGGTCATTAGTCACATTAAGACTTGTAAGAAGTCCGCAGAGTTCGCTTGCGTTGGTGATAGTTGAATCCCAAAACTTCTTTTTATTCTCATCTGTGTAATCCATACGATCACTTAGATGGGTCAGGGTCTTGTGCAATCTATCCCAAGCATCTTTCATAGCATCAGCCAGCTTGCCTTCGTAGTAGTCTTTGTATTGTTGTTGTAGTTCTTGCTTAGCCGTTTCCTCAACATCTATTCTAAAATCACCCGCATCAGGGACAGGGCAGAACACATACTTAAACCCAAACCTAGAACGCAAGCTATCGGCTGTGGGATATTCCCCACGATCAAAAAGTTCCCCAAGCGTAAACGCAGAAGATGAAACCAGTTGCGGATATTCCTCTAAGAACTCATCTACCGCCGTGTTGTACTGCGCTTCATAGTTACCAAGCGTAGCCTTGTAATCAAAAAAAGATTTCATAGGTAGTAAGCGTGAGCCACCATCTGACCAAGGTAAGGTTTGTTGGTAGTTCCATGCACGCACCGCAGTAACAACCTTTTGAATCTTATCTAGCTTATCTGACCCTGCCAATAAGTTCTTGTGATAGTTACCCGCACGAGCCTTAGTGCTCTTGCTTACATCTACTTCTTCAGATACTTTCTTGTCCATCTTGCGACCTGTCCACATAGAGATGTTGAGGTCGACTAACATAGCGTTGCTTCCAATCATTTTAATTCTCCTTGTTTAATTGGTACTAACTTTAAAGTTAACTTCGTACTGTCTGACAGTATTTGGTCACACATAATATCTAATGCGTTTGAGTTGGTTAGAGTTACCCCTAGCTGACCCTCCATCTTCTTCTTTGACTCTATAAACTTCTTGCGTGTATCTATCTTCACCATCAATGTTGCAAAATCTCTAGGCTGTGCCATCTTCACTTACCTCCATTAGTTTTAAAATTGCTTGTGCTTCGTTTAGTTTTAACCAACCTGTTTTATATTCGGGTCTTAGGTTATTACCCCACAGGGTTTTTTTTACTCGATATAACTTACCGCATTGTTCTAACCGATACTCTATATGCCCATGTTGGGAATAAACCTCCTCGAAAATAGCACCCATACTTTCTTCTAATATAGACTTCATATCATCTCTATTTACAATAGCCATCATTCCCCCTCGATACGAACACTAATACCGACAGGTGCAACCATGTGGCTAGTCATACCCCAAAAGACAGGATGTTTCCAGTCACCCCAACCATCTATATAGCCATCGGTTAAGACAATCACACACTCGGGATTAAGTTTGTGAGCCTCGATATACTTGGGAATACATCTTGCAGTTGTACCTCCACCGCCCATAGGTTTAGTAGATGAAAGGATAGCCTCGTAATCCCCTCGGTCATACTTCTCATGAGCACATACCTCTGTGTCCCAATACATCAAGTCAATACCCTCGGGCTGAACATGGTTACAGATACTTAATAGTTCACCTAAGAATTGCCCGACCTCGGCTTGCCCAATCGACCCTGACATATCAATCGCTATAACAATGCGACCTACCGCTTCACCGATTGAACTAGGCATATAAATATCTTGATCTACCCACCTACGGCTTGGTCTGCGCCATGTAGAGTTATCCTTGTCCGCACAGATAGAGGATACAAAGTCTCTCAATACTTCTTTCCAATTAACCTTAGCTTCCATCGCCTCAGTAATCTCTCGTGGTACATTACCATTTAGCTTACCCGCTAGTAGTGCGCCCTGTCTTAATGCTTGATCGACTTCACGAGCCAATGTTTGTTTCTCATCTTCGGACAAGGCATCTGCACCCTCCCAGTCGTGTTCGTCAAAGCCCGAGCCACCCTCTTGTTCGCCCTCGCCACTACCATCGCCTTTTCCACTACCACCCCCTTGTTTTGCTTGTTGCATTAAAGTTCTGAATACCTCCCCCGCATCCATGCCACGATACTTCTCATCTAAGCAACCGCCCTCGGGTAGAGTCACAGCATTACCTTGTGGGTCTGAATCATGAATCATTAAGTTGATTACAAAATCACACGCCATGTTAGCTAGTTGGGGCTGTTGTTTATAAAGATGTTTCCATACTGTTGTATGACGGAAAGCCTTGTGTAGATTCTCGTGCAAGATCAAACCTTTTAAGTCTGAGTCTTTCATGTTATCCACAAACTTACGACCATAGTAAGTGTTGCGCCCATCAGTACAAGCCGTTGGAATATCATCACTTACCTCCGTCTTACCGAGCATGAAGATACCCGAGTACAAACAATACTTAGGGTCATTCATCAAAGCCACATGGGACTTCTGCACTCGTTGTTCTGCTGTTAGTTTAGTCATTTGTTTCTCCTTAGTTAATACTGTCTGACAGTATTTAAAACAACCATTGGTTATCAGTAGCCCACTTCACGAACTCTTTATTGGACACCGCCATAGCTTGCTTAGATGAAGACTTCACCACACTACGAGCAAACAACGCTTGAAGTTCTTTGTCTAATCTATCTGCATACTTAAGCCACTTAGGTAACGACTCCTTATCCACACGAGTAATAGCTGAGAACACTAAGATACATTTAGCTACCGCATCATCAGGAACTTTTGCAGTTGCAGGGCTATCCATAATTGCTTCCCATGTAGGTAGCTTATCTACCACAGTAAAGAACGCTTGCATATCACGAGCCGCACTCTCACCGATAGTACCCGCCAAAGCCGAGATAGTTACAGAGTCACCCAGTAATGCACGCTTCTTAGAGATATGGCTTGCTTTCTCCAAGGACCGAGGGGTTACAAATGCTGACTGTCCCGCCTTAGTTGGGTTAAAGATGTACGCATTATCTTTTTGAGCAGGGTCAGTATACGACTCGAGTGCATGAGGGAATTGTTTAACCCACGCAATAATCTCAGGTGCAATATCATTCTCAACCGCCCAAGCACCCCAAGAGTCTGCATCGAGTGAGCCATCAGCACCAAAGCCAGCATGGGGTTTACGCACAGTCACAAAGCAAACACGATTCCGAGCATGAGCCTCTAACGAATCACCTACCCCATCAGTTGCTAGGTTAGTTGTACCAAACACGATTGAGCCTTCGGGTAAAGCTACATCACCAATACGCTTTTCCAACATCAAGGTAAGAAGGACATTCTTAACCGCCTTCATAGCCTTACCAATCTCATCAAGCATAACGATTACAGGCTTGCCCGATTGAAATTTAAACCTTGCGTTTGGTGCGAACTTGGTAACTTTTAAGTTACTATCCCCTGAAGCCAGTTCCGTATACGGAAGGGCAAAGTCACCTAGGTCTAATAAGGTACAGTCGATATAGGCTAGCTCGTAATCAGGGAATCGCTTGGCAACAGTCTTTAACATACTAGACTTACCAATCCCGGGCTCTCCCTGACCGATAATGGTTACATCAGAGCCAACAGTTGCGATAGCATTGGCGAACTCGTTTAAAGATAAAGAACTTCCGAACTTGATACTCATATACTTCTCCTTGTTTTAAAATTAAAAAATACAAACCTACTAAACAAAAAACCCAATACTGTCTGACAGTATTAGGCTACGACCCCACTAACTTCTACTACTTTTATAACTTATACTACTATTATACAGCTAAGCTACCCCTGTGTCAATACCCACTCATAATAGGTTTGTCATTACCTTACCCGCAGGGACTACCTTAGTTGTGTACACATCACACGCTTTCTTAATAAAGAAGTTGATACGATTATCGACAGTCGTGTACTTATACTTGTATTCCCTAGTCGTGATCGTCTCCATTATCGGATTGCCTCGATAGTCTTTGCGCTCTACTTGCTCTGTCTTAACTACTCGATTTTCCTCGGCATCACTACCCGAACAGATTAGACAAAGAAGTTTAGGGAATTGCGTTTCGTCTTCGGTGCTTAGGGCTTCGTATACTTTCTCTGCTGTCTTGATACTTACTGACCCTGACATCTCATAGCTACGCATTACTTCATCACCTAGCCTGTATGCTCTACGACCCCAATAGTCCCTATGTTGTCCATGTGGCTCTGCGTGTAGCTCTACTAGGTCATTACTTAACCACCCATCAGCAAGTTTAAGCATGATCTTGGCATAGTTACGGAACGCATTTAGTTTCTCTCGAGCCTCTTTAATCTTGGTTCTGTCGATAACTTTTTGATGTACTGGTAGTGGGTTCTCGATAGCATAGGTATCTATAAACTTGTTGTAGGCTAGGATTGTTGGTTTGGTCGAGTCGATTGGATAAGCCTGACCCTTGTAGTCCAACCAAACTTTATTGTATTTCTTATAGCAACGCATATCACGAGGTATATATCTTTCGATAAACTCCGCCGTTGTTGGGGTAGCGTACCCACCTGTCTTTATATGCACATCTCCGTTTGGCATATACATAACGCAGTCGGTTTGGTATAGGTGTGCGCCGTATGCCATTACACCTTCCGTCTCAAGTGCGCCGTCTTCTACTACATAGCGCTTAACTACTTGTTCCCAATCTCGTGCTCGCTTGGCGATTGGTTTGCACTCTACTGCTCTGCCACGAATGGGCTTGGTATTGTCGTAACGTTCTTTAAAGTGCTTGTACATATCTAAACTCATTTTGATTCTCCTAATTTAAAAGATGTTGTTAAATACTGTCTGACAGTATGTCGTTTACTACCCGCCAAGTAATGGCTTGGCTAACCAATACAGAACTGCTAAAACTGCACCACCTACTACTAGAGTCCACATACCACCAATAACCGCTAACTCTATGAACTCAACCGCTTCTTCCCAGTCGGTCTTACTTTTCCAAAAAGACTGTGCATACTCAGCATCTCTAAACGCTTCGCTTACAGTCCGATGGGTCTTGTTGCTGTGGATAAACTGTGCGGGGTCTGTTTCCCCCAAGTAAGCCCACTTAGCCGTTTGTTTCTTGTTACTTTTATTTAGTCGTTTTAGTGCCATTTTCTTCTCCCATGTTTTCTTGATAACTTAACCACCCTTGCCATGCCCTACGCTTTTCCCCAAACGCATAAAAAAGCCCACCCATATCGAGCGACACC